AATCAGTAAAACATTAGGAGGTCAAATATCTAACTTATCGGATAATTGGACAACGTTAATGAAAAATTTAGGGGATAGTAATACGGGAGTAATGAGTAAAACCGTAGATTACTTAAACCAAATGTTAGGAGCGATAAACAAGATAGGCAAAGCCGATAATATAACATCGAAGTTAGGAATAGACCAAAGGGGTAAGAGTTGGACTGAAGTACCATTTGCAGAAATGATAAACCTTATTGGAGGTGTTACGGTTGGGCAAGCAGAAAACTTAAAACTTGCTGATACTTATGATGCTTTAGGTAAAAAGATTCAGGAAGCTAGTACATCTTCAGTTAAATTACAGAATTTACTTGTAACCTTTAAACAACAAAGAGATGGATTAGATAAGGCAAACCCTGAATGGAAAATCTATAATGAAAGGTTAAAAGATGCAGGAGAAGCCCTAAATGCTTTAAATATTGAACGAGCTAAAGTAAAAGATGCAAAAGGTAGTGCTATTGTAGTTAATACTAATTCATTAGAGTTTGCGACAAAAGAAGTAAAGCGACTTAATGATGAGTTATTTAAAACTAATCTAGGTACTTCTAAATATGCAAAATTAGATGAAGAATTAACAAGAGCATTAGATAAATTAAAAGAATTAGAGCATCAAGCATTAGTTTCTAGGATTGGTAAAGATATTACACAAGGTCCAACAATGGATGAGCAATTTGCAAGGTCTATGGATGTAGATTTATCATCATTGCAACCTGCCGTAAAAGAAGTAAACGACTTACAAGCAGGTTTTAACCTTGTAATGAATCAGTCTAAAGAATTAGAGGTTATTGGGGGTGTTATGTTTACCCCAATGCAAGATGGCATTAAGGAAACGATGGTGCAAACTAATGAATTAGCAATAGAATTAAATAATCTAGCAATTAATACTGCAGAAATGTTTGCAAGTGGTTTAGGGGATGCGTTTGCTCAATCAATTATAGAGGGCGAAAACTTTAGACAATCAATGGACAAAGTGTTTAAAGATTTAGGTAAAATGATTATTGCACAAATAGTTAAGATGTTAGCTTTAAAGGCTTTAATGGCTTTAATAGGAGGTCCAGTAGGAGCAGTAGGGAGTACTGCAATTAGTGGTGCAAATATCGGTGCTAATGCAGGTGGTATTGGCTCGTTTTTAAGTGGTATTTTTGGCAATAGAGTATCTACTGGAGTGAGTGGTGGATATAATAGTGGAGGTTCGGTAGAGTTTGAAATTCGAGGAGATAAATTGTATGGGGTGTTACAAAATTATTCAAGCCGTTTAGATAGATTAGTATAATGGTATATAACGATAAATACTTTTTAGAATTTGATACTTTAAAAACTGCTGATAGTGCTATCAAGTATTACAGAGTATTATTTTCTAAATTAGAAGAAACTGCACAAACATATACTTTGGTAGAGATGCAAGGCTCTAATGCTCCATTTGTATTAACGTATAGGAGTGCAGAGAATAATGCTTTTAGCCCTATTAAAACAAGTGCAGCAGAGATAAACGTATTCTATCCGTTAAATCCAAGTACAGACCTACCAAGCCCTGATACATTCTTTAGTGCGAGTTCGGATTATGAATGGAGGGTGCAATTATACGAGATAATAGATAACGGAGCGACAAGTACATTAAAGTGGCAAGGCTATATAGTAGATTCAGATATTCAATACGAGTGGCAAGATATTTTTTATTATCGCTTAACTGCGACCGATAATCTATCGGTACTAAAAGATAAAAAATATACTGCAGATGATGCGTTTAGATGCCCAACATACGACCCTACAACTGGGATACTAGTAAAGGATTATATTATTGAGTTAGTGAATTTTGCAGGTAATCTTATTAATTATAAGATGGCTTGGAATATGAACAACGATAGTACTGCAGTTAAATTAGCAGATATTTACACTTCAAAGTATAACGGAGTAGATTGGGCTACATACCAACCTAAAAACGTACACGATATATTAAAGAACTTATTAGATAGTATAGGAGCAATTTTATACCTAGATAATAACGATTGCTCGTGGACGGTATTAAATGTTTCAGAGGTAGGAACTAGAACTGGTAATTTAGTACCATACGAGCTATACGACTATGCGACTACTTATATTTCAAGTGGGGATTTAGATTTAAACTCTAGTATTAATACGGGTGGAACAGATTTAGTATGGAGGGATACAAACCAAATAGTTACCTTAAATAAACCTTATGGCAAAGTACAATTCAAACACAAGTATATACCAAAAAACTTACTTGCTAACTATGGATTTGGGCAGGATTTAAGCCATACGGACTGGTACGATTATGGTACTTTTTTAAGTGCCGTAGAGGCTACTGCATATCAAAGAACTGGTATAAACTACGATAAGAATTTAGTAAAGATTACTAGTTCGGAATCAAACACTACATTACCATTAGATACAAGTAATTTCTTTTATCAAAATATAAATATTGAAGATAGTAAAGTAATAACAACTAATAGTAATGAAAGATGGGCTATTTATACTGAAATTGACACTTATTTAACTTCTCCAACAACTTCTGTAAATGAGGGGTTTAATTACCAATTAAAAATGGTTGATATCCCTAATTCTAGTACATACCAATTTGAGTTTTCAAATCAAGCAGATATAGATGCAGGAGGTAATTGGTATAAAAATAGGGATTCGTGGATTCCAGTATTTGCCAATAATTCAAACCCATATACAAGGGTAAAAACATTTACAAAATACATACCTATACAAAATAGTAACCCAACACTAGCAATGAATTTTTTAAAGTATAGATATGACCCATTAACAAGTAGTTCAGGAGCATACTATATTGATAATATAAGATTAAATATAACACCTTTGTCTTATAGAAGTGTTACAGAGTTAGGGTTTGTGGCTACTCTTTATCCTGATAGAGCATCATTAGAAAAAGAAACATATTTTCACGGAGGAGTAAATGAATCTGATTGGTATGTATTTGAGGGTGCATTAGGTCTAAAAGATGGAGTAACTAATACATTTTATTGTAATGCTTTATGGGATAGGCATTTTGATATACACGATGAAAGTTCATTTAACTACCTTAATGCAGTAGTAGCAAAATCTATTTTATCGTTTTATAGAGGGACATCACGAAGAATAACTGGTAACATATACGGAGAAGATATTTCATACCCTAAATACTTTGAGGTACAAGGCTCATCTAGTATAGGAATCTATGAAGATATATACAAGGCATTTGAAGCTAGAGTATTGGCAGATAGTGGAACGGTTGAAACTGCTTTATGTGGTTCGGACTTTTTAAGAGAGTTTTATGATATACCTGCGAAGTTCTTAATGGTAGAGGCTACGTTCGATTATGCAAATAGCACAACGAGTGTAAATATTCACGAAGATTTAACAAATGAAATAGAAATAGATTTTGAGGTAGGGTTTGGAGGTTTCACTTTTGGTAACGGAATATTCCCTCAACAATTCGGTAGTACTACGAGTGGGCAATTAGAAGTAACAACGGGCTAAAAAGATAATTTTGTAAAATGCTAAAAATATTAGTATTTTTGTGTAAATAAAGGAGTATGCAGTTTAAACAAGTATCACACGAAATAAAGGCTTTAGATGATGCAAAAGGTATCGTAATAGCCTATGCAAGTGTTTACAATAACATAGATGCTGATAAAGAAAGAATCGTACAAGGTGCTTTCACAAAGACTATACAAGAGAATAAAAAGCGTATCAGAGTGTTGAAAGACCACGACCCTCGTATAGGGTTGGGAGTGCCTTTAGAGATTAATGGTAACGACCCTTATGGACTTTTAACCACTACTCAATTTAACCTTAAAAAAGAGGTTAGTAGAGATATGTACGAGGATATTAAGTTATTCCTTGCTAATGGCTTAAATGCTGAATTATCAATCGGATTTCAAACGATTAAAAGCATTGAGGAACAAACAGATGAAGAAAACGAGGTGGAAACGATTACAGAGGTTAAACTTTGGGAATATTCGTTTTTATCGAATTGGGCAGCGAATGACAAGGCAATCGTACAAGATGTAAAGAACAAAAAAGAAAGTGCTATGGATTTATTGGTAAAGATGTACAATTTACCATATTCAGATAGCAGATTAAAAGCAATAGAATCATTACTATTATCACTTGAAGAAAATGAGCCGTTAGAAAATAACACTCCAATTGTAGAGCCGATAAACGATTCAGAGCAAAAAGCAAATGAATTATTTAACTATTTATTATTAAAAGGAGTATTAAAAAATGGAAATTAAAGATGTAGTTGATGCAGTAGCATCACAAATCGAAACGAAGTCAGTAGAGTTCGATTCAAAAGTAAACGCAGTTAAGTCTGACGTTGAAACAAAATTACAAGAAAAATCAGTAGAGATTGAGAACTTAAAAGGTCAAATCACTAAAATCACTGAAAGAGCAGATGAGTTAGATACTCTTATCTCTAAAAAAGCAAATGATAAAGTACAAGCTAAATCATTTGGCGAAGCATTAGCAGATGCTGCTGATAACGAAATGGGTAACATCGAAAAGGCTTTGAAGTCGCAAGGTGGTTCTCACACAATCCAATTAAAAGCAGTTGGTAATATGTTGCTTTCATCTTCATTAACTGGGGATTCAGTAGCAAGTTACTCACAAAGACAAGCAATTTTACCTGCACAAGCGTTGAACTTTAGAGATTTAGTTCCATCTGTATCTAGTGCAACTGGTACATACGTTCAATATCGTGAAACTGGTTCAGAGGGTTCAATCGCTGCACAAACAGAGGGTTCTTCTAAATCACAAATTGACTACGATTTAACAGAGGTTAAGACCGTAAACGCATACATTGCAGGTTACGCAACTTACTCTAAACAATTCGCTAAATCATTACCTTTCATGCAAGGTACATTGTCAAGAATGTTGTTAAGAGATTTCTTTAAAGCAGAAAACGCTTCTTTCTTCTCAACTGTTTCAGGTGCTGCAACTGGTGTTACAACCGTTACTGCAACTAATGATGTTGAGGAAATTGTACAATTAATTGCAAACACTAAAAACGCTAACTATAATGCATCATTCGCTTTAGTAAGCCCATCACAAATGGCACGATTAATTATCGCTACATTTGCTAAAGGTTACTACGCAGGTGCAGGTGCTATTATCTTAAATGGTGCAGGTGGTGTAACAATTTGGGGTACTCCAGTATTAGAAGCATCTTGGGTTACTGATGACAAAGTATTAATCATCGACAGAGATTTCATTGAAAGAGTTGAAGTTGAAGGATTAAATGTTACTTTCTCTTACGAGAACGGAACGAATTTTGTTCAAAATCTCGTAACAGCGCGCGTAGAATGTTACGAAGCTATCAACTTAATGATGCCAGCATCAGCAATCTATGCGGATTTAGGTAACGTGGTTTAAGGAATGTTGCATAATTAAATAAAGCAAAATTGGCAGGTACTTAAATGTATCTGCCTTTTTTTTTGCTAAAAGTTTTAGTATATTTGTATTATGAAAGTTATATCTAAAATGGACTTCATCCACGAGGGGGATAGGTTCAGAAGAGGGTTTGAATACGAAGTAAAATCAACACCTAAAATACTTGAATTTATTAAGGTAGGCTACTTGAAAGAGGTTGAAGAAGTGAAAGAAGTGGTTGAGGTTAAAGAAGCCAAAGAAATAGTAAAAACCAAAGAGTTTAAAGGCAATCGTAAAACCAAATGACAAAAACAGAAGCATATCAAAATTGTGTGCAATTCCTAGCATTAACTAAAAAGAATGGTTGGGATGCAGGTACTTTGTATGCTTTAAAGCCAACAAACGCAGCAGGGGATTTTGTATGGACTAGAAGTTCAGCACAAAATAGAATTAACCAAGCAGGAGCAACTGAATTGATGGCTATAAATGTTCCACGAGTGGACTATTCTAATACTTGCCCTGAATTACTTATTGAAGATGGAGGAAGTTGGAAAGATATAGCGTATAACACTACAATAGCATACGGATTAAAAGGTACTATTTTTATTAGAGCAAGGATATTTGAATCAGCAAGTCCAAAGGTTGATACCTTATTTAGTTTGAATGATGAAAGTTTAGATGATTATATAGTGTGTTCTACTAATGCGAGTAGAGATATTTTTATAGAAACTATGGGTGGTGCAATAGATAGTAATGCTTATAATTTCAATTTGGCAAGTGATGGGATTTATTCAGTAGCGATTGGGTATGATTTTACTGGTGCTAATAATAATCTAAACATAGCAATTAACGGAGTATTAGAAAGAGCAAACGCTTCACAGACTAATAACCCACCTACTGCATTAAGTAGATTTGATTTAGGCAGTTTATTTGGAACTAATATAGCAGTAGATAACAGAATAATAGGAATGATGTATTTTGCAGACCAATTAAGCGATACAGATTTAACAGCATTAACGGTACAATAATGGAAGTAAAAATTATAACAGATATTTCAGTCGAACCAGTTACGGTAGCAGAAGCAAGGAATTATTTAAGAATAACCACAACGGCACAAGATACTTTAATTGGCGAATTAATAACCGATGCAAGGGAGCGATTAGAAAAGTTTACAAACCTTTCATTTGGAGCAAAGACTTTAAAATGCAGATGGGATGTATTGGATGGATGGGCTGAAATTCCTTACCAACCTAATGCCGTTGTGAGTGCTTGTATAAACGATGCAGGAGATACATTAACCTACGATACTAAAGGACTTGAATATAAGTACCTATGGTGCGTTAACTCTACTGGGGTTACAATAACATATACGGCAGGGTTTACAACGCTACCAAAGGCTTTAAAAGTGGCAATTTTAAAAGAAGTTTCTACAAGCTACGAGAACAGAGAAAACTACTATATAGAGGGAACATTTAACGAGTTATCGAATGATGCTAAAAGAATGGCACAAAGTTACTCACGAAATACATTGTTAGGAATATGATAGGTAAACTACGTGACCAAATAAGTTTGATTAACTACTCTACCGTATCGGATGGAGCAGGTGGAACAGATGCAACAGAGCGTACTGATATTACGTTATGGGCAAAGGTTACACCATTAAGTGGTTCGAGGGGTGTGGATGGTTCGCAAATTACATTAAACCAAGTTTACGAGGTTTTGATTAGGTACGAAGATTACCCACCATTGAATAAAAAAAATAGGATACAATTTGAGAATAGAATTTTAGTAATTGACGCTTTTCAGATAGTACACGAAAGAAGAAAATACATAAAAATAATAGCTGAAGAAGATGCAGGTAGAGATGAGATAATCTACGATGAGCAGTTTCAACCTATTACAGATGAACAAGGAAATTATATAATAAATTAGATATGCCACAATTTAACGACCCTACGGTAGAATTAAGCTACTTGGAAAAAGACGATGTTTTGATGAGTGGAAGTCCAACGGATTTCGCAAACATTAAGGCTCAAAACTTATTTAATAGAAGTTTAACAAGGACTGCTTTACAGACTTTGATTAGTGCTTCGGGATTAATTATAGGGCAAGAATATACTATAACCAACGCAGTAGGCAGCACATTAGTTTTAGTTGTTAAGGCTTGTGCAGTAAATAAGTTAGATGAGATAGCAGTAAACTCTGCAAGTGGGGATAACGTATCTTACGATATTACTACCGACATAGCAACTGCAATCCAACAAACTCAAATAAATGGGACTGGATTTGTAAAAGCAACTGGAACTACTTTGAGTTACGATAATAGCACCTATTTAACAACGATTGAGGGTATTGCAGCAGGTGGGGAATTAGAGGGTAACTATGCAAGTCCTACATTAAAAAATAGTTCAGTAGTCGGTAAAGTTTTAACTGGATTAAGCGTAACGGGTTCAGCAGTCGTTTCTACCGATTCGGTTTTAACTGCAGTTGGAAAGTTACAAAATCAAGTAAATGGATTAGCAGGTGGTGTGGAGTATCAAGGTACTTGGAACGCATCAACGAATACACCTACGTTAACATCTAGTGTTGGAACGCAAGGATTTTACTATGTGGTTTCTTTTGCTGGTTCGACTAACTTAAACGGAATTACAACGTGGGAATTAGGAGATTGGGCTATATTTAATGGAACGGCTTGGCAAAAGGTAGATAATACCGATGCTGTAGTTTCAGTTAATGGATATACTGGCATCGTTACTTTGAGTGCTACTGATGTTAGTGCAGTACCAACTTCGGCAATTAGTGGAACAAGTGGAACAGTACCTTTATTTGGTGCTTCAAATACGTTAGCCAATTCACTAATAACACAAAGTGGAAGTAATGTTACGACAACTGGAAACAGTGTTGTTACTGGAAACTTAACAGTTGACACAAATACTTTTTTTGTAGATTCTACGAATAATAGAGTAGGTATTGGAACAACATCGCCTCTATCAGGTATGATGCATATTTATGGAACTGCAGGAGCATCGTCAGTAAGATGGAGTGAAGCAGCAACTACCGTAGGTTTTGTGGGTGGAGCAAATGGTCTTGTTTCGGGCAAGAATGGCTCATTTATGGTTCGTGGAGAAGCAGGCTTGGTGTTAAGTGGAGTTGGTAATGCTAATAACCTATATATTGATTCTACAGGAGATATTCAAACTGCAAGTGCTACCGATACAGGAGAACACTTCATCATAGGTGGTAGTGCTAGGGTGAATGGAACTGCAACTATTACAGGTGCAGTAACAGGAAGCTCAACTGCACAATTTACTAAAATAGGAATAGGTAATACCCCCTCATCCACTTCATTTATATCTTCAAACGTAAACACAACAGGAGCAACAAGTATAAATGGATGGTCAGGAATATTTTCAGCATCTACTGATGTTACAGTAAGATTAAATGGTATTAGAGTAGCAGTTGGAACGCTAACAAGCACTCTAATTACAAATATAAGTAATTTCTATGCAGAGGGAACTTCCATTGGTGCAGGCTCTACTGTTACGAATTTAGCAGGTTATACAGTAGATTCAAGTATGACAGGTGGTACTAATAACTATGGGTTTTATGGGCATTTAGCTGCAGCTACAGGTCGTTGGAATATTTATATGGCAGGTACTGCTGCGAATTACTTTAACGGCAACGTACAAATTGGTTCTACAACGGCAACGGCTGGAGCAGAGAAACTTCAAGTAACAGGTACGGCAAGTGTTTCAGGTGCGTTATCAATTGGTAACACAGTAACTTCATCGGTAGCAACACTAAGCACACATAAGGTAACAATGGTTATCGGTGGAGTAACTTATTATTTATTAGCAACAAACGTTTAAAAATATATGGAAGATTTAAAAGTATTAATTCAGGCGATTGAAATCGCACAACAAAAAGGGTGTTACTCATTACAAGATGCAGTAACTATTGCAAATGCTATCGGACAACTTCAACAACAATTAGATGTTAAAGCAGTTAGCGAAGATAAGTAAAGGTGCTTATAGTGGTGTGTTTGATTATAAAGTCTTGCACACCATTAACAAGCGTGGAGTTCAGGCTTATATACTTGAAGTTGGCGAAGCGTGTGTAGCCGTTTTTAGAGGCTCTGATGAGCCTAAAGATTGGGCGTATAATCTTCAAGCGAGTTTTACGGATACCGTTTATGGTAAGATGCACAAGGGGTTTAAAAAGTCGTGGGATTCAATCGCAAAGGAGTTAAGAGATAACCTACCATTAGATAAAAATATTTATTTCACTGGACATTCTTACGGTGGTGCTTTAGCTTTTATTTCAGGGTTATACATTGAGGGGACTACTGTTACTTATGGATGCCCTATGGTTATGGATAAACACGCTAAAGTAAAAGTAAACCATATACGAGTAAGAAACAATAACGACATCGTTACGCAGTTACCAAGTTTAGGTTATAAGCATTTTGGCGAATTAGTTTATTTAGATTACGATGGGAAAAAACATAGTAGTATTAAATTTTTTGATAGGATAAAATCACATTTAAAGGCGTGGAGTAAAGGGCAAAAGTTTAATCCATTTTACGACCACGATATAGATGAATATTTGAAGAAGTTATGAGCGAAAGGGATGAACTAATACGGCTAAACGCTCAAATGACAGAGGTGCTACATAAAGTAGATGGCTTATACAATACTTTAGTTGATACTGATTTGACTGGTGCTGGTGTAATAACTCGTTTGAGTAATCTTGAAAAGAAATTATTGAAATTAGAAAAGTATATGTGGATGCTTGTAGGTATATTATCTTGTGGTACTATCCCATTAGGTTCTAAAATTTTACCAATAATTAAAGACTATTTAAAATGAGTTTATCAAAGAAATATTCAGAGCCAACACCAAAGTATTGGCGACAAGTTGGCGATTTTGCCCTTGTGTTATTAGTGGCTATTCAGCCGATGTTAGATTCTATGCCGATAAGTGATAAACCTAAATACTGGGTTATGTTTATTTTTACTGCTTTGTTAGTAGGCATTAAGTTTTGGACAAATACAAAATCAGTACATAGCAAATGAAGATAAGTAAAAAAGGTATTGAGTTTATAATTGCGTTTGAGGGGATAAGAACAAAGCCTTACCTATGCAGTGCGAATGTACCGACAATCGGAGTAGGCACAACAATTTACCCAAACGGAGTAAAAGTTTCAATGACCGACAAGCCAATAACATTCGAACAAGCAAAGGAATATTTAATGCACGATTTACAGAAGTTTGAAAAGGGAGTTAACGAGTTAATTAGTAAAACTAAACTAAATCAAAATCAATTTGATGCTTTGGTATCATTCGCTTATAATTGTGGATTAGGTAATTTAAAGACTTCTACGCTATTAAAACTTGTTAAGGCTATGCCAACATCAGAAGCTATATTTAATCAATTTTTACGATGGAATAAAGCGGGTGGAAAAGAAATCTCTGGGCTTACGAGAAGAAGAAAAGCCGAAGCAGAATTGTATTATAGTAACTAATTCTATCATTTTGCAATTTAGAACAATTCTAAATGCAATAAAATACTTGTTTAAGTAGTTTTTCATTTGTAAATTGCACCGATGCAGTTCGACAATATGGATATAGTTGTGTGGAATGGTTTGATAACGTATTACGCTATCATAAAGGGAAAGGTATCAGAAGATGAAATCACACTAGCAAACGATATAGAAATCTCACTTTATTCACGAAACTTATGACACGAAAAGAAATCATTGAAACTAATATAGATGTTTTCAATAAAGACAAAAGTCAGGCAGGATACGCAAAGTATCTAAAATCTAAATACCCTAATATTTTTAAAAGTACAGAAAGTGCTAGACAATCAGTAAGGGATTATTTAAGAGATAATGAAACACTTGAAACCAAAACAATTCCAGTTACTTTAGATGAGTTAGCAATCATTAACGAGTATAGAGATAAGCACGATGCACTACTGAAAGAATGTGAAGAAAAAGGAATACCAAAAGATGAGGTAAAACACTATTGGTTTAAGAGTGAGCATTTTTCTTTATTCGTGGGTAATAAAACTAAACCTTTTGATTTGTTTGAAAAGGAACTATTCGCTTATATTGACAAGAAAAAAATACAATATCCTGTAGTTAAGTATCCAAAACTAAAGGATGCAAACCTTTTAGTAATTAATCCTGCTGATATCCACATAGGCAAATTAGCAAGTGAGTTTGAAACAAACGATGCACATAATAACGACTTAATTATTAAACGAGTAAAGGATGGTATTTTAGGCATTTTAGAGAAGTCTAAAGGGTTTAATATTGATAAGATATTATTCGTTATAGGAAATGATATTTTACAC